GATCCTATTATAATGATGGATAATTAGATAATTAGATAATTACCCCCTAGTTGCCCTACCCAAACCCTTGCAGATCAAGCACTTACAAGTTAGTGGTTACTTATCCAAGACACAATGTGACTGGATAATTACGGATAATTAGGGGGCCTATATACCTAACTATCCTCTAACGATATGCGAATACACAAGACTGTATGCGAATATACGAAACGTGCCGACAAGCCTGACGCGACCCGCCGCACCTATCACGAAACCCCGGCTTTCGCCGGGGAACCAGATCACTCAGCCGACTTGATGCCGAGGGTCGCATCCAACATTGCCCCGTGCCACTTGGCTTTAGCCTTCGCCAGATCATTGACCAGCTCGACGTTGGCGAGGCGACCCTCCTTTGCCAGAACCATCATCCGCTTGATGAAGGCATCGACCTCTTCCACGGCATCCTTGTCGGACCTAATCGACTCCTTTCGAGCCTCATGCCACTTGGTGTTCATGGCGAGCTTGGAATGATCCGGGGTCCACTTGTACCCGCGACCCGCGTCATGGGCGAATGCCTTGTCCGTGGACATGAAGGTGACATTGGCAAAGAGTTCACACCACGCGACGAACGAGGCGCGCCGTGCGCCATTCGGCAAACCCGTGTACAGCAAATTAATGGGGTTGATGTTGCCGTGGGTAGTGGCCTGTTCGGCCGCGATAACGACTGCCTCTTGGATGAGGCCATCGACCTGAGTGCCGCGCTTGTTGATGAGGGCGACGAGTTTGGCAAAGCTTTCAGCATTGAAGATCATAGATATCCCAATAAAAAAGCCGGGAGCGACCCGGCATAGCTCATCAGTGTGGGCGCTACCCACAGACCCGCATACGCGGGTTTCGCTCAACGTGAGAATGTGTACATAACATCCGCCTTCCATCCGTCCAGCTTCATGTACTCGACCCACTTCCCTGCAATAGCCCGCTTCCTCCAAAAGACGCGGTGTTCAAGGGGATCTTGGGAAGGCGGGCTATAGTCAATAACTTCCCCGTTGACAGTGATTTCGAGATTCCAACCTTCGCGCTTGAATCGTGTCATCTCACTTACCCTTTTGAAATTTGCCAGTACCCTTGACCGGGGCGAGACTCCGGGCGTAGGCCAGCTTTTGATCGATGGTCTTGAGCGACCGACGGGCCTGAGCGCCGTGAAGCGCCCAGTCTTTTTCTTGGTGCGCCGTGAGCGCTGTGTGCATCTTTCTCATTTGATATCCCTTCACTTGAGGCACTCGGGATGAATGCCACCAGCAAAGAGGCCCGCTATGGTCTTGGTCGCGCCAAGGTTTGCGGGCCGCTTGCGTAGAACACGGTAAATCTATCTTTACGTCGCCCGACACCACTTGGATCGGGTTCCCCGTTTATCACTGTCCGCGCTTTCCACGGCTAGTGTCGGGTTTCGGGCATACCACTAGCCTCTGGGGCCACCCAATGAAGGATGCCTTGCCGACTTGGCGATACTTGGGCCTTTTATGCTCTGGCGCCCTGCGTCCGTAGAGTAGCTACTACCTACCCACCTCAGTGTTCGTTGTGTCCTACACTTATGGTCCGCTTAATCGGCTGGGGGGGTATGGGACCATCGGCGCGTGGGTGCCCCCCCTATATTTATGGGTTTGCCATACCACATGACCCAAATTTACCTTATACGTATACACATCACGTACCCACCCCTTGCACATACTCACAACTCCCACTAAACTGTTAGCAAGTTGTCAACCCCCCCCCCCTCAGAGGTACAAAATGAAAAAAGCAATGCCACCCATGTTCCAGAAAGAGCCGATGGAATCGAAAAAGATCCAGAAGGCCGAAGTCGGTTATCTGAAGAAAGGCGGCGCTCCCAAGAAACTCGTGAATCACGAAGTTCAGGAGCATAAGAAGATGAATATGAAGAAGATGGGCCGTGGCCGATGAATCGTTATAACTTTTGGCTTTTGGCTGACGAGACAGAAGAGCTTCGCAAGCTTGCAAAGCAATACGACGTTTCCCTGTCCGATATGGTCCGCCGTGCAATCAGCGATTACCTGATGGCAGAAAAAGCCATCGTCAAGCAGAACCCCGAGAAGCAGACGGCTGAGGTCTGATGACTGGGATGGACGTTCCTGCGCAGTTGGTCGCAGAGCTTGCGATTGGGGTGGACAGCCCCGATGAGATCGCGTCCCGGTTTGGGATCGACGGCAGGAAGTGGGAAGTGTTAAAAACGTGGAAGCCGTTCCTCGACGCTATCGACCAGCAGCGTGCAGAGTTTGAGCGCAGTGGCTACACCTTCAGGGTGAAGTCGGCAATGAAGGCCGATGCGATCTCGGATGCCCTGTTCGTTCAGGCAATGCGCAATGACGCCACGCTCCTTCAGCGTCTTGAGGCGTTGAAAGTCTTTGCCAAGCTTGGTGAGTTGGAGCCGAACCCCAAGGCCGCAGCCCCGACCGGTCCGACGTTCTCGATCACCATCGACCTCGGCTCGCAGGGAACCAAGACGATCCAAGCCACTGCCACCGTCTCCGAGCCAGAGCCGATTGAAGCTGAGGACGCAGTGGTGATCGAGGAAGAAGCCCCCGAGGCAAAGCCAGCGTTCAAGGCGCCTGACTTCGACTTGAGCCTTGCGAAAACGTGAGCATCGTCTATACCCCGCCGCCTACGGTCGTTGAGTTCCTGCGGTCGGACAAGTTCGTCAATCTCATCGTGGGGCCGGTTGGCTCGGGTAAGACCACCGGGATGTTGTTTCGCATCGTCAAGATGGCTAAGGAGCAGCGCAAGTCCCCGGATGGCAAGAGGCGGTTCCGAGCGATCATCGTGCGAAACACGTTGCAGCAGCTTGTGGACACCTCGCTCAAGTCATGGATGACATGGTTCCCCGAGGGGGATGCGGGGGCGTATGAACGTACAAACAAGGTGTTTCACTTGCGCTTTGATGATGTCGAGTGCGAGGTGTGGTTCAGGCCGCTCGATACCCCGGAAGACGTAAAACGCCTGTTGTCAGTTGAAGCCAGCGTGATTTGTTTCGATGAGTTTCGAGAGATCAACGCAGATATCTACAACGCCGCCACGGGTCGAGTCGGTCGTTATCCTGCGAAAAAAGATGGCGGTCCATACAAGACCGATGGCACGCCGAACTTCGGTGTGTTCGGGGCGACTAACCCCCCGGATATGGATACCTTCTGGGAAGAGTTGTTGACCACGCCCCCTGAGAATTGCGCGGTGTTTTTCCAGCCAAGCGGTATCTCCCCAGATGCAGAGAACACCGATAATCTGCCCGAGGGGTATTACGAGAACCTGTGCGCAGGCAAGTCAGAGGAATGGATATCTGTATACGTAGAAGGTAAGTTTGGTAAAAGCCTCGCAGGGACGCCGGTATTCAAGTCCTTTAACGCCGATAAACACATCGCCAAGAAAGAGCTTAAACCGGTAAAATCGGAAGACCGCCCGCTCCTTATCGGAATGGACTTCGGGCTAAACCCGTCCTGCACAATCAACCAGATTGATATGAAGGGTCGGTTTCTGACTTTCTCCGCGCTGACATCAGACGGTATGGGGGTCACCCGGTTTGCTCAGACAATCCTCAAACCGCTGCTGGCTAGCAAGTTCCCCGGCATGAAGGTGTTAATTATTGGCGACCCTGCGGGTTCACAGCGATCCCAGACCGATGAGCGCAGCGTGTTCGACATCCTGCGCAAAGAAGGGTTCAAGGTCATCCCGGCTAAAACGAACAGCATCGTGGCGCGTGTTGCCGCAGTTGACAGGTTCTTGATGAGGTCGGTAGACGGGGAACCGGGGCACCTGATCGATCCAAGCTGCAAGATACTTATTAACGCCTTGCGTGGTGGGTATAGGTATAAGACCAAGAAGAACGGCGAGATGGAAGATTCGCCGGAAAAGAATGCTGCATCGCATATCGCTGACGCGCACCAGTACGCCTGCCTCCATGCCGATATGAGTGCCACCGGGTCGGTTGTTGAGGTCGCCCGCCGAGAAATCGAAAAAGTCTCCACCCTTGGGTGGACGTAAGGAAAAAAATGGAAGCCTTGCCCATCAGCACCCAGCCGACCCCGCCGACGCAGCCCGCGACGATGAACTACGGGGGAGTCTTGCCCGCCATGTCGCTTGCAGGGATCGAACAGCAACGCGCAGCCGCAACCGCCGCACAGGCTCGCCCAGTCATCATTGGCCTGTCTCAGCACATCCGTAACTGCTGGGTGATGGCACGCGATGCCAAGGTGGCAATGGTGGAAAAACGGATGCTCGATGCAGTCCGGGCGCGTCGAGGCCAGTACGAAGAATCAAAGCTCCAGCAAATTCGAGAGCAGGGCGGCTCAGAGATTTGGGCGAACCTGACTTCCGTGAAGTGTCGCGCTGCGGCAAGCTGGGTTCGGGACGTACTGATGGGGCAGGGGTCTGAGCGCCCGTGGGCTATTCACCCGACAAAGGTGCCTGATATCCCCCCGGATCAGGTTGAGGCGTTGATTCAGCAGGCTGCACAACCGATTGCCCAGCAGATGATGGCAGGCCAGCCGATGCCTGACGAAGCGATCAAGCAGATGATGTCCGAGATGTATGACCAGTTGCATCTGGAGATCCGCTCCGAGGCGTCTGCAAAAGCTGACCGCATGGCTGACCTGATGGAAGATCAGTTGGTCGAGGGTAAGTGGCTGGAAGCACTCGATGCGTTTATTGATGACATCACGACGTTTCCGGCAGCAATCGTCAAGGGTCCGGTTGTCCGCAAGAAGCCTTGTCTTGCGTGGGTTCAAGGCCCGAATGGAACGTATGTCCCGGAGGTGAAGGAAGACTTGCGCCTTGAGTGGGAAAGAGTTGACCCGTTCAGGTTCTACCCCGCGCCTAATGCGACGACGGTGGATGATGGGTACATGATTGAGCATCACCGTATGTCGAGACTTGACCTCCAAGAGATGATTGGCGTCGAGGGATACGACGAGAACTCGATTAAAACGGTTCTGGATGAATATGGTCGCGGGGGTTTGCGCGAGTGGATGACCGACGACGCTGCAAAAGCGGCTGCTGAAGGTAAGTCCACCACGCATCTGTGGAACAGCCCTGATGGTTTGATTGATGCGCTGCAATACTGGGGCAGTGTTCCGGGTAAATGGCTCGTTGAGTGGGGGCTTACGAAGGAAGAAGTGCCCGATGAGAGCAAGGAATACGTTGTCGAAGCGTGGCTTGTTGGGTCTTACGTCATCAAGGCGACCCTGAATTCCGACCCGCTGATGCGCAAGCCCTACTACAAGGCCTCGTATGAAGAGATTCCGGGGGCGTTTTGGGGTAATTCGGTTGCTGATCTGGTCAAAGACAGCCAAACCGTCGTCAACGCAGCCGCTCGCCAGCTAGTGAACAACATGGGCATCAGTTCTGGCCCGCAAGTTGGGGTCAATATCGAGCGTTTGGCTGTGGGCGAGAAGGTCACCCAGATGTATCCGTGGAAAATCTGGCAGTTTCAGAACGATCCGATGGGTTCCAGTGCAGCGCCGATCAGTTTTTTCAGTCCTGAGAGCCGAATTCCTGAGCTGATGAGTGTTTTTGAGAAGTTTTCGCAGCTTGCCGACGAATATTCAGGAATTCCGCGCTATATGGCCGGTGAAAGCCCCGGTGGCGTGGGTAGAACGGCGTCTGGCCTGTCGATGCTCATCAATAACGCCTCGAAATCGATCAAACAGGTCATTGCAAACATCGATAACAACGTGTTTACGCCCATGTTGGACAGGCTGTACTACTACAACATGAAGTATTCGGAAGAGGCGGCACTTAAAGGCGACGTTCACATCGTTGCCCGTGGTGCAAGCGGAATTCTGGCAAAAGAAGCTGCCCAAGTCCGTAGAAATGAGTTCTTGGCAGCTACCGGCAACGCGATTGATATGCAGATCGTGGGAATTGAGGGCCGAGCAGCGGTGTTGCGGGAAGTCGCCAAAGGTTTGGATATGGAGGTAGATCGTATCGTCCCTCCGGTTGAGGTAATGAAGGCCAAAATGGCGGCGCAAGCAATGGCGATGCAGCAGGCCCAAGCTCAACAGGCGCAGCAACCGCAGGAAGGCCCATCCGCAAGTGGTCAGAACCTGCAAAACGGTGCCCCGGTTACGGACAACTTCAGTCCGCAAAAAAATGTGTAAGTACCCCTTGCATACCTGCTAACACTAATGTAGATTACGAAATATATGTTAGTTCGACCCGATGTAAAGCTCCTACGTACTCTTATTGAACTGAAGGGCTTCGTAAATTGGGACACGGTATTAACGTACTTGGACGACGAGCGAAAGCAAGTTCTTGAGTTGTTAGCAGATAGCCCCGATGAGATGGCACTGCGTAGACTCCAAGGCCGCGCCCGACTCCTTAAAGAGATTTCAGAACTGTTTGGTTCACCGGACGAGTTCTTGAATAAGCTGGATGCCCCGAAGCGGCAATCCGATTTTTTTTAATCCGCAGACCGTAATTCGCAAAGCGCATACCTGTTAACAGGAGCGTAGAGCGCAGTCGGAGCAGGAGAACGTATGAGTGCTTTACCAACGCAGGTCCAACGTCAGTCTGAAGAGGCTGATCGAATCGAAGCTGAGATCCAAGCAGCAAGGGGTAATCCCCAAGCAGAGCCACAGCCCCAGCAACCCGAGCCTGAACCTGTCCCTGTAGAGCAGCCAGAAGCTACAGCGGAATCGCAAGAGCCTAGTGCTGATGAGGCATGGCAAAAGCGATACCAAACGCTGCAAGGAATGTTCAATGCGGAAGTGCCGCGACTGAACGGTCGAATCAAAGAACTGGAGTCAAGTCTTCAGAGCGCGATTCAAAGACTCGATCAAGCCGCAGCCGAAGCAAAACAGCCCGAGCGTAAGGAACCGCCTTCGCGTCTGGTCACGGAAAAAGACGAAGAAGCCTTTGGTTCTGATCTGTTGGATGTGGTCAAGCGTCAAGCGCAAGAAGTTTTGCGTAGCGAACGCGACCAGTTTCAGCAAGTCATTGATGAACTGAAAGCTGAAAACTCCAAGCTCAATCAGCAGCTAGGAAACGTCAGCGAGCGGCAAGGGGCCAACGACCGGCGTACTTACCTCACGACTCTTGCGGAAGCAGTTCCGAGTTTTGAGCAGGTCAACGCAGATCCGGGGTTTATTGCATGGCTTGATGAGCAAGATCCCATGACGGGTTTGGCTCGTAAAGCTTATCTGGAAGATGCCTACAACGCATTTGATACCAGACGCACAGCGGCGATTTTTAACAGTTGGCCGGGTATGAAGTCTCAGCCTAAGCCGTCACCAAAAGCTGATCTTGCTCGACAAGTTGCGCCTACCGCTACTCGTTCTGCAACCACGCCTGCACAACCTAACTCACGTATCTGGGCAACCACTGAGATCGAAGAGTTTTATCGGGATGTGTCTAAAGGGCGTTATCGCGGACGGGATGCTGAATCGGCGCGGATTGAATCAGAAATCGATCTCGCTGTCAGTGAAGGACGGATAAAACCGTAAACAACTAACTGGTGGCGGGGTCATATGAAACTCAAATTTAGAGGATTTTCATCATGGCAATCGGCACCAGTTCCAGTAGCACCTTCCCAGCGTATAACTTCACCACCTCGCCGACTTATACCGGCACGTTCATCCCGACCCTGTGGTCTGGCAAGCTGAACGCGAAGTTCTACAAAGCCACCGTCTTTGGCGATATCGCCAACACCTCCTACGAGGGTGAGATCAAGGGTATTGGTGACAAGATCACCATCAACAACATCCCTGACATCACGATCAGCAACTACACGGTTGGTATGCAGCTTTCGTATCAAGTCCCGACGCCTTCGACCATCGATCTGACCATCGACAAGGCGAAGTACTTTGGTGTCAACGTCTCGGACGTTCTGGACTATCAGGCCAAACCGGACCTGATGGGCATCTTCCAAGACGACGCCTCGATGCAGATGAAAATCGCTATCGACTCGGATGTGCTGTTGAACACCTGCTTGGGCGGTGCTTCGGCTAACAAAGGCTCGGGCGCTGGTGTGATTTCGGGCGCATTCTCGCTGGGCACGGACGCTTCTCCGATCACCCTGAGCGCAACCAACACCCTGCCGCTGGTTACTCAGCTTTCGACGGTTCTGGATGAGCAAAACATCCCTGAAACCGACCGTTGGTTGGTGATTCCGGGTTTCATGCGTCAGTGGCTGATGCAGACGCCGCTTGCTCAAGCCTATGTCACCGGTGACGGCCAGTCGCCCCTGCGTAACGGCAAGATCGGGCGTATTGATCGCTTCGACATTTACGTCAGCAATCAGCTTCCGACTGCTGCTTCGGGCAAAGCTTACGACGGTACGACTTCGGCTGGTGCTGCAAAGCGCACTGCGGTCATGGCGGGTCACAAGACTGCGATCTCGTTTGCTTCGCAGATCACCAAAGTTGAGCAGGTCCAGAACCCGTATGACTTCGGTAGCTTCATCCGTGGCTTGAATGTGTATGGCTACAAAGTGCTGAAGCCTGAAGGTCTGGCTCTGGCTCAAGTCGTCTAAGTCGTTAACTGAGTCTGACCCCCCACTGGATCGCCCGGTGGGGGTTAACGCTTAGGAGCATGAAATGGCGACACTTACCGCCCAGAACGTGATTGACCGGGTTAACGACACGCTCCAAGACACGACCAACGTGCGTTGGCCGACGACTGAGTTGCTGCGTTACCTGAATGACTCGCAACGAGAAATCGTTCTTCTTCGCCCGGATGCGTCGGTAACGACTGCGGCTGTGGCGCTGACCGCGAACGAAACCAAACAATCCCTTCCGACCTCGGGTGTTCGTCTGCTGGATGTGACCCGTAACATGGGCACGGCAGGCTCGACCCCCGGCAACGCGATCAGACTTATCAGTCGTGAAGTGTTGGACACGCAGGTCAGCACTTGGCACTCGGATACTGGTCAAACGATTGTCAAGCATTACGTGTTTGATCCGCGAAACCCGAAAATCTTCTACGTCTATCCGCGAGTTCACGCCTCGACTGCGGTCTACGTTGAGTTGGTGTATTCCTCGTCCCCCGCAGACGTTTCTGCAATCGGCAACACGATCACGCTGGATGACATCTACGCTAACGCGATGATCGACTTCATGCTGTATCGCGCTTACAGCAAGGACGCTGAGTACGCAGCGAACTCTGCTTATGCCTCGCAGCACTATCAGTCGTTCCTGACCTCGCTTGGCCTGAAAGGTAAGACGGATGACAACGTCAATCCCAATCAGCGGCTTGGTCGTGACATGACCGGTGTGAGTCCTGCGTGACCGCGTTTAGCTCGTTCTATCGTTACCTGATGCCGTTGGTGCGAACGGTCGCTGAACCTGCGGCCGACAACGCACTGCGGCAGGCAGCGGGCGATTTTTGTGAGCAAACAAACATCTGGGTTTCGGAGTTCGATCCGATCAGTGTGTCTGCGGGTGTGGCCGACTATGACTTGGAAACCGACACTGGAGTTGCAGTAAGCCAGATCCTGTCGGTGGCGTTCAACGGAAGAGTGTTGAAACCTAAGTCGGTCGATGAACTTGACGACATGTACCCGTATTCGTACTGGCCGACTTTGTCTGGTTCGCCGTCTGTGTATGTACAGATCACGGACGATTCAATTCGACTTGTACCTACCCCGGATACGTCAGTTCCTTCTTCGTTGTACATCCGTGCTGCACTCTTTCCCGATAATTCAGCAACCTCGTTGCCTGCGTCGCTGTACTCACGCTACGCAAATGAGATTGCTTTTGGGGCCGCATCGAAGCTGATGCTGGAAGAGGGTCGGGAGTACTACGACCCCAAAATGTCGGCGGTCTATGCGCAGAAGTTTGCGGTGGCTATTCAGAACGCGGCAAACCGGGTCAATCGTAGTCGCACTCGTACCTCACTCAGAGTTACTTACGTGAGGCCATGATGACAGATCGAATCAAGCTGGTCAGAAAAGACACCCGACCGCAGATCGTTGTCAGTCTGAAGACATCGTCCGGGACCGCCATCGACTGCACCGGGGCAACGGTAAAGATGTACTTCCGCAAGGAGGGCACAACCACCGTTCTGACGACCATCACCGGGACTCTGTTGACGGGGTTCATCGACTCGACCGGCGCACTGATTACCGCTGGCTACACCGTGGCTGGCTCTGGTGGTCGAGTGTCGTTTAGCTGGCCGGCAAATTCACTGAGCGTCGATGCCGGGAATTACGAGGGCGAGGTGGAGATCACGTTCAGTGACACGACCATCCAAACCGTCTACGACGTTCTCAAATTCAAGGTCCGAGCGGACTTCTAGGAGTAAGAAATGGCTGCATTTAGCGACTACGCCGAAAACCTGTTGATTGACGGCATCTTCCGAAACACGAACACGCCCACCATTGCTGGCTGGGCCGCCACCACCGCCATTACGGTTGGCACGGTTGTCACGCCCGGTGCCTCGATGACTGGCGCTGGCGGGAAGTTCCTGCGCTGCACCACCGCCGGGACCACTGGCTCGACGACCACTCTGGCCGTTCCCGCTGTTGGATCGACTCTGGTCGATGGCACGGTAACTTGGACCGCAGTGACCGGCATCCCCGCTTATGTGAACTTGTACGTCGGCCTGTTTACTGTCACGCCAACTGCCGACACGGCGGCCAGCGGAACTGAAGTCTCCGCCGGAACTTACGCTCGCGTGCCTTATGCGGCTTCTCTTGCAAACTGGGCTGGCACTCAAGCTGCGGCATCGACTGTCGCATCGACTGGGTCTAATGGAACAACCAGCAACAACGCTGTAGTCACTTTCGGCGCTCCCAGCGGAACCGCTTGGACCACGATCAATGGCTTTGGAATCTGGGATGCCCCGACTGGCGGCAACTTGCTGATCTACGGCGGTTTGTCATCTCCCAAAACTGTGAACGCGACCGACTCCGCCCCGTCGTTTGCTATTGCCGCTCTGACCTTCCAAGTCGACAACTAACGTGACGCTCGCTGCCGAACTCACCACCGACCCGCTATCACGCGGGTACGCCCAGTTCATCCCCGATTCGCCGGGGATTCTGGCCGACATGATGAACGCTCAGATTTACTCGATGCCCAAGGAGCGGTTCGTCACGGCCCGTGGCGTTCTCGCAGCGCACGGTGCCGCAGGCGCAACTATCCTCGACAAGCTGGAGTCTGCTGCTTCGTCAGTCTCAATGATCAAGTGGGCCTTGAGCTTTCTGAAGACCGATGGCGGCATTGACGTTGGTCATGCAAATACTCGGGCGCTCATCGATCAACTCGCAGCCGGTGGCGTGCTGACAAGTACTGAAGCTGGCCTCATCAAAGACATGGCAATCCAGCCCGCATCTCGGGCTGACATTTTAGGACTTGGATATGTACGCGAAGCTGATATTCGTTCTGCTCTTTCTGCTTAGTGCCTGTGGCGACCTCGGCGAGATCCAGCCGATCAAGGTCACGGTGCAAGTCAAACCTATTCTTGAGCCGATCTCCGGCGCAACGACTGGTCAAGTGATCTCGACGCC